GGTAAATATCCGTCTGCTTCTCTACAGGGACGAGAGGGAAGACGCGGTCAGCGACATACATCTCGTCGGAGTTGCGATGGGCGATGGAGACGTTTGTCAGCAGAGCGTTGACGTGCAGGTCTCCAACATCGGGCTGGGGCATGATAGACCTCCTATTAGCAGCCTAAGGTTCGAGACTTAGGCTCTTACGTAAAAGAACGGTCGAACGAGGACGCCAGCGATAGCACCACTGCCAGATGCAGCCTGAGTGCAAACGCCCACGACCCACGTCGTACCAACAGCAGTGCCGCCGGCTGGTCCAGCAGATCCTCTGCCGCCAGCGACAGCTACAACAAGGTCACCCTCATTGAGCGCTGCACCAGCTTCGAGCTTGACGTCACTTCCCTCGACAGCGATTTCTGCTCCAGCGCCTGCGGCTGCAGGCTTGTTGAGGAGAATGCCGAGAGGAGGTGTGTTGCCATCATCGACTGGATCTACCTGAGCATCGCTGGCAATCGCCACGATACGAAACTGGTGAGAACTGAGGTCCTGACCAGCTTCATATGCGACGCTGTTAACTCTCTTGTTTGCGGCCATTTCTAGATTCCCTTTCCGCTATAGCGTGGGGTGATATTAGCTGGTGTGTGCCGTGGCGACCCTCTTGAGGAGGCTGCGACGGTATTCGTTGTAAAGATTCGGGTCCTGAGCGAGGAGAACCTCTGTCGCTTCTGACTCGCTCATCGAGGGGTTTTCTTCCCGAAACTTCTCCAGCTTCCCAGAGAAGCCCGACGGAGTGGTCGCCGTCTGGGTTGAACCAATCTCCTTGAAGATCTCAGACTTCGAAAGCTGCTCCGCCTGAGCCCTCTGATCAGCAACATATTCCTGGAACACATCACTATCCTCACCGAATGCTTCGGAGAGCTTCATCAGACGAGCGACATGCTTCTCAGGGTCGCCGTACCAAGGAGAAGGAGTCTTCACAATCTCGGCAAACCGGCTCCGCTGAGCCTCACTCTCAAGATTGGAAACTCGCTTCTCAGCCGCCTCGCGCCTCTCACGCTCTTCAGCGAGAGCAGCTTCACTGGCCTTGGCCGACGATTCAACTTCTGCGAATTTGGCCTGGAGTTCTACAAACTCTTCCTTGGTGACTTCGCTCACAGCTTTCTTCTCCTTGTTTACTGGCTCTGAATTAACGATAGCCCCAGGTTCTGATCCTGGTTCTGTGGCAGATATTGGCCTCCAAAAAGTGAAACGCTGAACAGTCTTTGGAGCCTCTTCTGAGATCCTTACGGATCCGTCCTCTTCTACCTCGTAGGAATTGCTGAGATACACTCCATCCCGAAACCACACAAAGTGATCACTAAAGATGTCCGTGATCCAGGGGCTGTCGAGGTCCTTCATCCCCTTGGGACTCGTCTTGCGAATATGATCGTTGAGCTTCATCCTGATGTCGTCGAAGCTCAAGTTGTTCGGGACTTCCTTGTATTGCTGCCAGCTAGCGTCTAGAACCTGCATCTCGCTGGCGACGAGTGGTTTCAGTGCTCGCTCCTTGAAAAATGGCCGAGTTGTCAGGGCGCCACCAATGAGGACGTCGCTGTGGCTCTTCCCGCCAATGGGGTCCTTCCAGGTATCGTACCACTCAGGAGAGAAATACTTGAACCTGCCATCTTCTATGGCAGATTTGCCTCGTTCCTCCCAGTCAACTTGAGCATCGACGCTGCCGTCTTCGTTCTGTCGAAGAGAAGTGATCCATCCGAGAGCACCGGAGAGCTTGGTCTCATGCTCTGCGTCCACAGGAACCTTCTCCTGGTAGACCTTCCCGTTGAAATTATTCACGAATCGAGCATTGCGCTCCTTCGTGATCTTGATGTCACCATACTTGGGATGCTTGTATGTGCCAGGGACAGGAAGAACGTTGACGTAATCCGGCGCGACGCTTTCATTGAATTCGTTGAAGAAACGGATCTCCTGATCCTCGTAACCATCACACTCTTCGCAGAAGAGGTCTGCACAGAGGTCAAGGAGATCGCCAGCTTCTGAGGCCTTACGATGGCGAATGCCACCCGCATGGCCAGCCGACTTCCTAACAATGCTATCAATCATGCTGTCATCCACCGCCTGACCCTTGAGACCTTTGAGCATGTCACGTAGCTTGATGAGGTAGGACCTTCCAGGTCGAGGTTCGAGCTCTGCAGCGATTGCACTCTCGAGTTCATCGTCAGTAATATCGTCTTCACGAGCCATCATCTTCTTGCAAACGGCATTGGCAGTCTTGAAGGCGAGAGCCTCATCCTTGGATTTGGAGTATGTCGAATTCCATGTCCGAACCCAGAGATTCCTGGCGTTCTCAGGCATGTCCTTGACATTGGACGGGAGCTCTTTGTCAGAAGGGCCACTATAAGGCATCGCTATGCCTCCTCACAAAACCAACTATAGGCTGAGTCTCTAAACCTCGCTTGTCGTCAAATCGCATTGTTGATTTCAGTCTGAATAATAGCTATGCACCTGTTACGCTCTCGTTCCCATGTGCCCTGCATGTAGTGATGTCCCTTGAATCCAGGATGATTGACGTACTTGGCGAAGGCATAGCCTCCAGTTGTTGGCCAACGCAGAGCCTTCTTCTTGACAGTCCGAATTACATGAGGGCGAGTACCCTCATCAACGTACCTGGCGTAATTGAGTTTTGTACCTGCAAAGATGGTGGCTGTATTCCCTTGCACCCTTACTCGGACACTCGCTCTGAGCTGGCCGGTGCGAGTGAAATCAGTGATAGTATCCTTCACCGCACCTTCAAGGTGCATGGCCACCCTCTGGACTCCTCGCGTTAGAGCAGCCTTGTAAGCCTTCTCGCTGAGACCTTGATTGCTGAAAACAAGAGTAACCTGGTAGCTCACATCGTGAGTATAGCCTTAGGATTGATCTTGATCATTATCTGAGATGTCTGCTGGATCACTGAAAACGTCTGCTAGGGGTTTTAGGCCAGAAATGGGCTTGCCGTTTGCCGTCCAACCCATAATTACTGATTCCCCCAGAACCTCTACGTAATAATCCCGTTCATCCTCCTCAGAGGCTTCAAGGAGGCTTGCAAGCTGGGCTAATCCCTCTTCCTTGCCCTCTCTGACAAGGTCTGCCGCCGCATGGAGTTCGGAGATATGCCTACTGCGCACTTGGAAGCTCCAATCCTTTAATCTGCTTACTAAGCTCGAAAGTCTTAAACTGGTCTGGAGTAGGCGTAAACTGGTCAATCAAGTTTGCCTGCGTAACGAAATCCATACCAGGGAGAACCTGTTCATAACGATCAAGTGCCTGGGCCAGGCTAGCACCTTGCTCAAGAAAGACCTTCTCTGCAGAGTATTTTAGCTTGAAGGCAAGCTGCTCCCCAGTGAGACCTTGTTTTGCAGCAAGCTCCCTAAAGAGGTCCACAGCTTGCTGATAAGCCTGCCCAGGAATTAGCCCGAACGTTGAAATATATACAGGAGACGTGTATCCAGCCTTCCCGAGGGCTAAGGTTGACGCTCTTGCAAGAGTTTCTGTAGCAGCTTCCTCAAGGAACTGAAGGCCGGATCTGTTATAAAGACCCGAGTTAAAACCGCGAACGCCATGATTAAGTTCATGAATGATAATGTGCTCTATCCGAGTGAGGGATGCTCTTATAGGTTCATTCCCAACGTATTTCTTGAAGTAGCTTAGGCTTATTCCTATGTTACACTCGTAGTACTTTACTCCAGCAGCCCCCTGTATTTCCGCCCAATCAATTTGACCATTCCAGGCAGTGGGAATGCCAGTTAGCTCAAATTGGGCTTTTGAGTAAGCCCGTGCAAACTTCTCAAAAGCCTCCAGCTTGGTCTTCATGGGTCGAGTCTTAGCTTCCAAGGCTCTCCGAAGATCTTCCTCCGCGATGATAAGCTCTTCCTTGGTGGTCTGAGAGAGCTTCTCCTTGGCATTAGACCACGATGTAGTCTTGTAATCGTACTCAGCTGGTTTCTTCGTAGGCACTGGTTTCTTGGTCTTAGCCTTGCCCTTCGCAGGCAAGGAAAGGGCAGGAGCTACAGTACAACGACATCCAGGGTGAGCCGGAGGCGCATAATGCCCTCCCTCGAACTCCTCTTTGAGTCCAACTATTTTGCCATTGAGAGAATGACAAGTCGGGCAAGCTCCAGCCTGACCGTCGACCCAACGCTTCCCTTGCACAACCCCACTCTTCTCATATACCTGAATGGCTCCCTGTGAATGAGCAGAAATGGTCTCGGTCTGAGCAATGAGTCTCGCTCTCCAGTCAGAGATGTCGGTCATCACTCCCTTGAGACGTTCAGCAATCTGATCTCTGGACTCTCCCTCTAAGTAGCCTCTAAGAAGCTGAGCTCGGATAGCTTTCTTTGTGGTTTCGTCTATACCTGTGAGTAGCTTGCTGCTCTCAATCGCCAGCCAGTTGGCTGTATCTGGATCCAAGAGGCTCCAGTCGACGCTAAGGAGGAATTCATCCTCCGCGAATTTCGCCGATTTGGGGAGGTCCTTGGCGCCCATGATTGCACCAAGCTCTAGAGGCTTCGAGTATGCCTGAGATACATCCCTAAGGAACGCCGTATGGTCGAACTGAGAGTCTAATCGGGAGAACATCTCCTGAATGATCTGTTCAACTTGTTCCTGAGTTGCACCTTGAGAGAAACTTGGGAATACGTTCAGGACGAGCTGAACGTATGAAGTCAGATGCCTTGAGACAACAGACTCGAAATTCTTCTCTGCAGAACGCAACATGCGTAGAGACGTCATGTCCCGACGCACTTTTGGGTGCCAACCTTCTGCAAAGCGAATAGGAAGATGGGCAACAATCATGCCGAAGCCGCAGTGCCTATCAACACATACTCCAGACGATACCGACTGGCGTCAACATAACTGGTGTAATCCGGCTGCTCCTCTAGTGTGGGGACAGTGGGTCTGCCCCCGAAATAATTGCCACACTGTAGACATACCCAGCTAGTCGGATCGTCTATATCCAAACCGTGAGCTGCCTGTCCGCCACAGCGTGGGCAACATCTCATTTCCAGAGGTTACTCCTTGGGGTCCTCACTTCTTGGCGGGGTAGGCTTGGTATTCTCCGAAGGCCTCGGTGGAGCCTTTCTGGTCAACTCCTCCTCTTCCTCCTCGAGCTCCTCAAGCTCATCATCGCTGAGTTCAGGGAGCTCTACCTCACGACGGAAGATGTTCCAGTCAGAATTCTGAACTGGCATGCCCATCGCCATGAGCTTCTCGAGGCTGGCAACGAATGTGTCCAACTGACGCTTGCCAATGCGACCGTGACGCACCTTAGGAAGCTTGTCCACTCCCTCGAACTCATTGACATCGAAGAGCTTCTGAACAGCGAAGCGATTAAAGGTCTCCTCAAGACGATCTAGGTATCCTTTGGCCGCAATATGGAAGAGATCTTGATGATCGGAAGACAATGCGTAAGAACCAACACCACTACTCCCCAGCATCAAGAACTGAGACAGAGTCGATCTTGCGATGGCATTCGCTGTTCTGTTGATTACCTCATGGATGTTGATCCGAGGAGCACCAGCTGACTGAACTATGCCGAATTCCCACCACTGGTGTTCCTCTGGTCCCATGCGCGGAAGTGCAAGCCCCACCTGGTCGTCCCACTTGAGTTTCTCAAGGATGTTGAGGGCTGCATTGCGATCGTCCTCTGTGGCACCGACAGGAAGCCGGATAAATGGCACACCTGTCATATCCCGCTCCGCGCTAATCGCCTCAATCTCCTCGAGATTGCTCTTGTGGTAGTACTGGCGATACGCATTTCGCAGAATGCTGTAACCTTCTGGATTGCCGCGTTCTCGCTTTGTGGTAAAGAGGAGACACTTTTCAATGGGAATAAAGACTCGCTTTGCATTGCCGAAGCTGAGCTGTTGCCACGCTCCAACCAAGCTGCCATGTTCATCGAATGCCCAGCGCTCAATAGTCTCTTGATTTCGGATACTGAGCTTCTTCCAGCCGATTCTGCCATCGTCGAATCGAGAGGACGCCGGAGCATTAGGATCATTTAAGCGGAGCTTCTTTGGCCCTGAACGAATCTTGTAGACGATTTCGAAGAGGCTAAAGCCGAATGGGAACATTGAGAAGACATCGGAGAGGAAATCATGCCAACTCTCCGACATGTCCTCCATACAAGAGTTGAGGAACTCCTGGGCATCGATGTCAGCCTGAGTTTTGCCCGCTGCCTCTGTAGCCCATTCGACAGAATGCAATGACATCTCAATGGCAAGGAGGACTGCGCCGATATCCGGATCATTACGGCGCATCTCGTCGAATTTGCGCATTCCACGGATGCCACGCAGGTTTGGGTCAAACTCCTCATCAACATAACCAGAGTATTTTCGAAGCCCAGTGCGACCAATCTCTGCAGTGAGCTTGTAATTGGTTTCTGTGTCGTATGGGAGAAGATCGTTCAATTTAGACCTCTTGCCACCAGAGTGTTACTTTAGCCTCTTGAAATCATCCATTGTGTACCCTTATTAATGTCCTGGGATAAACCCTTTAGCTGAGACTCTTGAGACTTCGAGATGTCGATCCTCGTACCGCCGAGGTACGCGACCCCTTTAACTCTCTTGAGAGCATCGCCACCCAATGGAGCAGAACGAACGGGATTTGGCAAAGACCCGCCTTTGTCGTCATCCAAGCCACCACCGCCTCTGCCACCGGCATGGGACTTCTGATTGGCGTGTCCTCCGTGAAAAGTGTATGGTGTTGGAAATTTGTTCTGGAAGTCAGTGGTGATTGTCACGTGCAAGATACCTCCCATTCAGCTATCACTATAGCTTTCGCCGCTTACGCTCGCGCCGGATAGCCAGTTCTCGCCAAAATACTCTCCAGAGAAGACGCCAGAATTTCATCGGTTGAGGTAATCCGCATCCCGAGTCTGACCGCTGGACGACCTGTAACGACCATTGCGTTTGCTGCTGGAGAAGCCTGCGGCGAGCCCAGCTGCACGACTCGATGACGTCACTGGTGGAGCGCTGATCTGACGGCTCTGAACCGTCCTCGTGCCAATCTCAGAACTGCCCCACAATGGCGGTCCCGCCTTAAGACAAGCGAATGCTAGAGCCATGACACTGTCCTGGACAATACCATCGTCGTCCCACATATATGAGCTGAGCTCAAAAGTGAGTTGTGGGACGGGGAACATGTCCAAATATCTCTTCTCGAGGAAGAGCTTGAGAGCACCAATTGCAGCAATCTTAAGAGGCTGGTTGCTGAGAACATGATTTGCTGGGACATGTAGATTCTCTACGATGCCTAGAGCCGTATTGTCGTCTCCTACGTAGAGCTCTGTGCCTGGATAGCGATTGTACATCGCCTCTATCTCTGCCTGGAGTCGAGGGTATGGCAGTCTGATGAATCGACGATAGTCAACGAGAACATATGGGGAGATTGTGATGTCGAGACAGACGCCAACAGCTGCATCGTTCTTCCGGCCCTGATCCCACATCTGGATATAGCGATGCCGAGGAGAGACTATAGGAGGAGCCGGAAACTCATAGTCAGGGTTGAGGCATTGTCTGATTGCCCATTGAGAGAAGACCATCTCCTCAGATGCCAACAATACATCATCGAGGGTCTCCGGATACTCTCTTCGGAAGAGAGTCTCGTCAGGAAAATTCTCCCGCCTCTGCTTGAGCCACGTCTCATCGCGCCCAGGTCGACTCTGCCAATCGGCGAATATCAGCTTAAATGAGCCAGCCATTCTTGTTACTTCTTCTTCCCCCACTGAACCTTGTAATGATCAGCGTACGTATGCAAAACTTCTCGTCGATGGCATACCATACAGAGGGAATATGGCAATGATCCCATTGTTCTTGTGTAGAACGCTCCACAATTTGCGCAACGACCCTTCACGAACAATGGGATTTTCACTGTCTAGACCCCCTCTCAGGACGCTCTTTTATGACTGGAGGCACTGTCTAGACCCCCCTCGAGGCATGCTCGAACCACATCTCATGACTCGAATCACTGTCTAGACCCCCTCGAGTGATGCTCGGCACTGTCTAGACCCCCCTCGAGGCACGCTCTCATGACTGGAATTCACCCAGACTTGACACGATACACAGTCCGAAGAGAACACTTCAACTCTTTAGCAATCAAGCTCGCAGGGAGACCCTGATCCAAGAGCTTAGCAACCTTGACCCGAACCTCTCTCGCTGCCATCCTCGACAAATTGCCATCGAAATCATAGCGACAATGTGCAAATGGGCACGTCAGACAAGAAGAGTGATAACTACAGCCTCTGTCGGGAGAGTACTCCTCCTCCAATTTCCTACAAGACCTCCATTAAGAGGCTGAGTCCCTCTCTGGCTGCAGCTTGACGAACAAGACGAGCGAAGGTACCCTGTGGCCCCTTTCCACGAGAGATCATGAGACAATAGCCATTCGGGGCTATAGTTGGCTCGACACCAGCCCAGAGTCGAGATGCTAGAGGCTCTCTGATACTCGCAAACTCATCGAGGAGAGTGTAGTCCGCTGTCTCCTCAATCGCAGTGTCTTCTGTCGCTGGATATGCCTGAACAGTTCTCTCCGCTCCATCGTCGCCGCGCACAGTAAATGTGTGAGTGTTACTCACAGAGATAGGGAGACGCATCCAATCAGGAAGTCTACGATAGCTGAATTTGTGACGCTCAATGAGGTTCATCGCCGCAGCATCGCCACGACTCATGTAGTGAATACGGCTGTTCGGCCAGAATGTCTGGCCCCAGATGCCGAAGCCGATGCCTACTGTGGTGAAACCTATCTTCCGGCTCTTAGGTCCAATGATCATGTGATGTTCAAGCAGAGCTCTGATGAGCTCCTCTTGCTTCGGCCATGGGTTTAAAAGCTCGATGGTCGACTGGACATCATTTTCCTCTGACTCGGAAACATCATCGAGGGTGTCTAGAGACTCAGATGCACTACTACGAACCTTGACATAGTTGCGCATGAAGTAGACAGGGTCGAGAGCAGACTTGATGAGCTCCGTCTGCTGGAAATTCATTGGATCATTCTCGATGTACCATCAATGCCTTCATCCTTGAGAGCTTTCATGATGGCCGCTCGATCAAACAGACTGACATTGAGATTGTTCTGAGTGAGATCGACACTGAGAGTAGTCCTGTCAGAGCTGAGCTGTCCTAGCTCTTCTGCAGCTCGACGAAGGATTGCCATCTCTGTATTGGCGAGGCCAGCATCGAACTTGTATGTCTCTACTCGATTGCGGCCATAGTATTTGACCTCGATGGCCTGATAGCCATGAGTGTCGGGTTTGATAGCTGGGAATTTGGAGAGATCTGTCTGATCCCTGAGACGCTGCTCCTTGAAATCCTGGAGATCACTATGCATCTGATCCAGAGCAGCGATACGATTTGCTCGATGAGCAATCCAAAGATGATCTGTCTTCTCTGTGATTCCAGCCATCATTGTCTGGATCTCTTCTTTATGACGAGTCTTGAACTGAGAGATTGCTCCAGGAGTACACTCCATGACTCTAGCCACAGCGCCTGTTGGCCATCCTGCAGCTATGAGCCGGATTGCTCTTGCTCTCGCTCTGGGACGTTCGAGAAAGTACTTTGCTCCTACAGCTGCCATATTTAGCTCCTCGATTAAGTCAGAATTCCAAATTCTTCCCAATCACTATAGCTTGTCTGGGGATGAAGGCTTGAAATCAGGAGGAGGAGATGTGATGCCATACCATCCAGGATAGATTTCAATGACTACTCCCCAGTATTTGCCGATGAGCTGCACGACCTCCTCATCATTACTGATGTACGCAATGATACTCCCATCTGAAGAATATGCGACAGGAGTCCATTTTCGAGAAGGATGATGAAAGCGCCTGAGGAAGCGCAGGATCATATCCCGAGGACTTCATGCGCATATTTGAGAAGTTGCGCCTTTGCCTCTTCCTCGCTGTCATATGGCCCATACATGTTAGACCATGTCTCGTCGTACCAGTACCATCCAGGACCGCCGTAATCTTTGTCCAAGATATAGCGAGGGAGCTCACAATAAAAGACTTCTCTCATGCGTCGACAGACCATTGCTTCTCCTTCTCCTTGTGATGACGCCGATGACCGCGCCAGCCTATCTGGCGATAATCTCCGTTACGAGCCTGTTTGTTGAAGTTGCAAGATTTGCAAAGAACCTGAAGATTATGACGATTCTTGCCACCCTTGCTCAGAGGACGCACATGATCAATGGTTAGATCCTCACGGCTACCACAGCGCTGACAACGATATCCAGCACCCTTGAGCATGCGTTCTCTTAGTTGATATGGAACCCTAGCCATCTCTGGCCGGGTCGTCATCTTGGTAGCCGACTTCGAAGCCCTCGGCGGGCGGATTAACGATGACCAACTCAGGGCCGTCGTCGTCCGGTTCGTCAATATTGTACTCGTAGGAGCCGAGGCCATAACCGGAGAACGTGAAGATCATCCC